GGATGATACATTAAGATTATAAGTATTTTGGTATGGCCAGATATTGGTCAGGCTTGTATAGACATTGCTATTGTAAACACTGTAGATGTACTCCATCTTGTACGCACTATCTGCTATCATAGGGAATTGACTGTAGGTGTTATTATTTATCAGGCCCCAACGATTCAAATTGAGAGCCAATAGATTGTTATTTTGATTATAGGTTTGCGTATTTGTACTAACATCAATCAAAATGTTTCCTTGCTGAAATGGTAAATTGGATAATGTATTAGGGTTGAATGTAACACTATACGTACTATTCGCCAAATCGGCTATGTTATTCACTTGTATAGTAAAGTTACGATACTTTACAAAATCAAGAGTTCCAGTAAAATTACTAGAATTTAATTGTATAATCTGGGTCGCATTGATGGATGAAATAGCCGTGTTGGCGTTGGCAACAATAGAGGAGATTTCACCTGAAAGTGTGTAGAACACAGTAGATATTTCACCGGATAATGTATAAAACGCCGTTGAAATTTCACCGGATAATGTAGTTATCGCTGTAGATACAACCCCAGTTAATGTAGATATTGAATGATAAACACTTGAGGTAATCACATAGTCTACAATTGCGGTTTGAGTAGATAAGGCTGTAGATAAATAATACACATAAGCCGTATTGGTACTATTAATTAAGTTGACAGTATATTGTTCTAATTCAATGAAAGAGGTATAAATTCCTTCTAAAATACTACTTGTTGTAATTACACTTACCTGCTGACTTAACGTGCTTATATTGGCAGTATTTTTACTTGTGGCATAATATAGCGAAGAAACTTGGACCGATAAAGTGTGTATAGCCGTTGAGGTTAAAACTACAGAGCTACTTAGTTCACCAGACAAAGTCCCCAGTCCTGTGCTAAGATTGACAACTTCGCCTGCTATTATATCAATTGAATCCTGTAGACCCGTTGATGTACTTAATAAAGAATTATTTACGAAGATTACCGACGTACTTACATCCTGAATAAAATTATTTGTATTTGTAATTTGACCTGATAGACCGGCCGATGTACTTAAGAGTGCTGTGTTGATTGACGTACTAAAATTATTTAATTGTTGTTTAGTAGCCGTTGTAGATAGCAGGGATGATACAAGTTGCGAAGTATATTGCATAGTAGAATTTGTATTGTAATCTATGTATTGGATTAACAAACTAGAGGTGATTTCGTCCTGATGCCCTATACCGGTACTCAAAGTTGAAAGATAAAGTTGTACAGATGAATTGAGCGTATTAAGATCGGCGTTAAAGGTTGATACGGTAATCAATGAGTTAAGAGTACTAAAACAGATATCAACGGTGCTTTGGTAATACGAGTTCAACTGAATTTGAAACGAGTTGGCGGTAGATAGAAACGCACTGTTCAAACTTGTAGATATGTTAAGACAAATGTTCAAATAATAAAAAGTGGTACTGAACGACGAGTAGGTATAATAGGTAAGAGTGCTCAATTCATCGGTTAAATTGTAGACATCGGTAGATAAAATACTTACCTCATTGTTTGTACTTTGAAGCGCATTACCGATTGAGGTACTTAATATTCCTAAGGTCGCGGGATTCAAACTATTACTCCAGTAAGTTTGACCATGACCGTTGGCGTACAAGGTGTACAGCGAAGAAATGGGGTAATTACCAGCAGTACGAAAATTTAACTGCTGAAGCAGTAAACTGTTTAAATTCGCCCCCGTAGGATACGCCATTCTAACGTTTATGAGCATTTTTGCCTGCGGCGTGAATACGCAGTATCTAAAAACAAGTTATAGACGTAGAGTAAGAGGAACATGTCCAATTCTGGAGGACTTCTACAGTTAGTTGCTACCGGACGTCAAGATATCTATCTTTCCGGTAATCCACAGACGACTTTTTTCAAACAAGTGTACCGACGCTATACAAATTTTAGCATTGAGACTCAGCGTATTCCATTTGACTCGGCCGTTGATTTTGGTAAATTGATTACGGTTACAGTCCCACGTCAAGGTGACCTGTTGTCGCAGGTGTATTTACAGATAAATTTACCCAAAATTACGCCGGCTGGACCGCAGCCATATCCACAGGGTGTTATTACCGAAGCACCAACCGATTATGCCCAGATTACCAATTCCGTAAGTTGGGTCAATGGTATTGGATATGCTATGATTGATTATATTAGTATTTGGATCGGTCAACAGGAAGTGGACCGTCATTACGGCGAATGGATGTATCTATGGACGCAACTAACTACACCGGGGTCAAAGAAAGATGGTATTTATTTTATGACGGGAACGCAAGAAGTATTTAACGACCAGTCACAATCGGGCCCGCTCAACCTTCTTGTACCCCTTGACTTTTGGTTTTGTAAGAATCCAGGTCTCTCCTTGCCCCTTATTGCGCTACAAGCCACACCGGTACGATTCTATATACGCCTTAAGAACGGAAACGACATGGTGTTCAGCAATTCATTAGAAAACGCAATTTTAAATAAAAATCCAAACCCTCCCACAACCCTTACCCAGAATCCAGTTATCATTACCGACATGGTAATGTGGGGCGACTATATTTATTTGGACACGGAGGAACGCCGCCGCTTTGTTTCTTCCCGCCACGAATATTTAATTGAACAGGTTCAACAGCAAAAGCGTTACAGTATTCCTCTTAATACAACTCGTATTTCGGTACCCTTAGTCTTCAATAATCCAATTAAGGAAATGATTTGGGTGGTGAATGAGGACCGTATGTTACAAGCACATGAATATTTCAATTACGGTAGTCGTATGTTGAACGAAACTGGTATTCCAAACTTAGATATTATTGCTACAGCCCTTCTTCAGTTTGATGGCTATGATAGATTTGAGGAGCAATCTGCGCAGTACTTTCGCTTAATGCAGCCATGGCAACGACATACCGCAATTCCTAACGATTTTATCTATGTATATTCATTCAGTTTAGCCCCGGAGGTTGAGCAACCTATGGGTACATGTAACGGTAGTCGTTTGGATTCTATTGTATTACAGTTAACAATGAATCCCCAGGTTCAATCGTACCCTGCTGGTGTAACAACTTATGCAACGAATTACAATGTACTTCGTATTGTTGCTGGATTGGGTGGCGTTCTATTCACTGTATAAATTAAGATAAAAATCAATAGAGATGTCGTCCATTGGTCCGACAACGCCACCACCACCTATGGTGCCACCAGCACCGCCTGTTCCACCTGTTCCACCCGTTACAACCATGCCACAACAGACGGAGTCAGGTTTTGATAAAGATGGACATATTGGTGGCAAAACACCTCATCATATCTCCGATATTGATACATGGAAGCATCCAGACCGAAACTATTACGTTTTTGTAATTCTTTCAGTCTTGCTTGGACTCATAGGTGCCGACCATTTCTATTTACGTAGTTTCCAAACTGGTATGATGAAACTACTTTTCAACGTATTCTCACTCGGTATGTGGCATTTCTGGGATTTAATACAAATTATACACGATGGGAAAAAGATACGTAAAGAGGGTCTCGCATCACCATTTGATTGGATATGTGGTATTGGACGCGGTGTCTTCGTGGACTTTAATGAACCACAAAAATTTTTCGCCGATAAATCGTATATAATCTACGCAGTACTTGCTGTGTGTTTTGGATTTTTAGGAGCAGATAAATTTTACATGGGTGATATTTGGCAAGGATTGGCTAAGGTACTCAGCGTGTTCAATATCTTCCTGTTCCTGTTTGGATTCTTATGGGTTCTATGGGACAGTTTCCACGCATTGTACATGACGAAGAGTATTTTGGATAATGGAATCACTCCACCATTGCCGTACAGTATCTTTTTCAAAGAACCGATTGACGGTAAGAAGTTTTTAGTTACCAAACCCATAGACCCAACAAAGGGTGGATTTGAATTTACTATGCCAACGATACCAACGATACCTATACCACAAATATCGTATAGTGGTATTTATAAAGATATTATAGCACCCTTGATGACACCGGCAGTTGTAGCAGCATTACATGCTAAGACGCCAGAATTGCCGGATCAGCCAACCATCCCTGGATTGGCAAAGTACGGCTTTCCGTCACAAATAACTGGAGTCGGTAACACAACGGCATTAAAAGCACCTGAACTGCCTGCTATGCCTGCTATGCCTGCTATGCCTGCTATGCCCGCTGTACCCACTGTGCCCGCTGCGCCCGCTGCGCCCGCTAGCCCAACTAGCCCCGCTGCACCCGCAGTGCCCACTTTACCAGAGCTCCCACCTATGCCTAGCACTACAGAGAAAGTAGCCTTTGCGCCGACCCGCCCAAGGGGTAAAAAGGAAGAGTTTGAACCGTCGTCGGTCCAAGCCGGTGGTGCACGCAATGAATTTATTGGAGGCCCAGGTCCAGTGATTGCCGGCGTTCTCACCGCAGTCGTGCTTGCTGGAGGTCTAAAAGGATT